TAGGTGTTTATGCACCTCCTTCATTGGCACGCATGTTAGAAAACTGTGATATAAGTACAGATGCAATTGCAATTCCAGATGCACGTATGATGCTTATGGAATTAAAAGTAGACAACGAAAGATTAATAACACATCTACGTGCTGGTATTGTTGCTGCTGATGGTGCAAACGAACCTGCAATCGGTAACTTTTTACAAGACCTTTTGGATCAACATCAAAAACATGCATGGATGATTAGTAGTATTATAAAATAATGAATGACGGATACCTTGGCAATGAACGATTAAAACGTGTAGGGATAGAGTTATCCTATACCGAAGAGCAAGTAGCAGAGATTTTAAAGTGTACTGAAGATCCAGTATACTTTATTAGAACCTATGTTAAGATTGTAAACGTAGATCATGGTCTTGTTCCATTTGATATGTGGAACTTTCAAGAAGAAATGGTTCGTGAATTTCACAGCAATCGTTTCTGCATCGCAAAGATGCCACGACAAGTTGGTAAGACAACAACTACAGTCGGATATATGTTATGGTGTGTATTATTTCAAGAAGAATATACGATAGGTATCCTTGCAAACAAAGGACAACTGGCACAAGATATTCTTGGAAAGATACAGAAGGCATATGAATATCTTCCTATCTGGTTGCAACAAGGTATTATTACTTGGAACAAACGATCACTAGAACTCGAAAATGGTTCTAAGATATTTGCGTATGCAACATCAGCTGCAGGTGTTCGTGGTGGTACGTACAACTTAATCTTTCTTGATGAGTTTGCATTCGTTCCACATAACATGGCAACTGAATTCTTTACATCAACATATCCTGTTGTCTCGTCTGGTAAAACGTCTAAAGTAATTATTGTTTCAACTCCAAACGGATTGAATCTATTCTACAAGATGTGGAAAGATGCAACAGAAGGACGTTCAAATTATAAGACAATTGAAGTTCATTGGTCACAAGTCCCAGGTAGAGACTTTGTATGGAAAGAAGAAACCATACGAAACACATCGGAAGAACAGTTCCGACAAGAATTTGAAACAGAGTTTATTGGTTCAACGGCAACTCTTATCTCTGGTTCTAAACTTAAAACTCTGGCTTATTCAAATCCAGTTGAAAGTCAAGAAGGTCTGGATATCTTTGTTAGACCACAACCTGGGCGAATGTATATTGCATGTGTTGATCCATCCGAAGGTGTGGAACAAGATTATTCAACGATTAACGTATTAGATGTAACGGAGTCACCCTATGTACAAGTTGCAAAGTATCGCAGCAACAAAATACCACTACTATTTCTTCCTACAATCATCTACTCCTTGGCGAAAAAGTATAATGAAGCGTTTGTATTAATTGAGACAAACAGTATTGGTAAACAAGTTGTAGATATTATGCATTACGATTTGGAATATGAGAACATTTATAAAGTAGAACATCATCACATCAAAGGTCAAAGTATCTCTGGTGGATTTAAACGTGCCGCATCATTTGGTGTTCGTACAACTAAATCAGTTAAAAAGATTGGTTGTGCCAACTTAAAGACACTAGTGGAAAACGATAAGTTGATTATTCATGACTTTGACACTATTGCGGAAATGAATACTTTCTCTCGATATCTGGATACTTATCGAGCAGAAGAAGGAAATAATGATGACTTAGTTATGGGTCTAGTTTTATTTTCATGGTTGGCAGCACAAAGTTACTTCCGTGAATCAACGAACATAGATGTTAGAAAGATTATGTTAGAAGAAAATAACATGTTAGTAGATGAAGATTTGACACCTGTTGGCATCATAGACAACGGTTTACAACCCGAAGAATATGACGATGGACAGGACAAATGGCGTTATGCTGAAAAATTGGGGTATCCAACATCAAGTTTATAAAACACTAAATAGACGATAAAGAAAAAATTTGATCCCTCAACTAAAGGAGAAATCCAATGGCATTTAGAAATCCACAGTCCGTTCAACTTTCAGCTGGCGTAAGCGTATCAGAAGTTGATCTGACTACTGTTATACCGTCTACTAGTACCTCTATTGGTGCTTTTGCCGGTCCGTTTTCTTGGGGCCCAGTCAATGAAGTGATTACTATATCTGATGAAACTCGTCTTGCTGATCGTTTTGGTACCCCAACGTCCAGCAACTATGAATACTGGTTCTCTGCAGCAAACTTTTTAGCATACTCAAACGCATTACGTGTCGTTCGTGCATCAAACACATCATCAACACTCAACGCTAGTGCAAATGGCGCAGGTATACTTATTGAGAATGTCACAGACTATGACTTAAATCATTCCACAGCAAATACAAATAACGGTCCATTTACTGCAAAATACGCAGGAGAAATTGGAAATTCATTAAAGATTTCTATCTGTCCTACTGTTGCTGCGTTTGCATCTAACCTAACATCAACAACATCAGTAACATGTAATGCTACCTCTGCTGGTGCAACAACAATTAATGTAACAGGAGTTGCTACTGCAAATCTAGTAGTAGGAGATTTGATCTCTTATGACGCTGGAGTATCATATGTTCGTGTTGCAAATTTAACTGCAACATCAATCGGTGTTGGTTCAGCAGTTGGTACAGGCGGTATTGTTGTAGGTACTGCAATTCTACGTAAGTGGGAATATGCAGATAACTTTGGTATTGCTCCAGGTACATCTGATTATGCAACATCGCAAAATGCACGTAATGATGAAATGCACGTTATTGTTATCGATGAAGATGGTAAGTTTACTGGTTCAGCAAATACCGTTGTAGAGAAATGGGCATTTGTATCTAAGGCATCTGACGCTAAATCTTCTGATGGTTCGTCAAACTACTATAAAAATGTTATCAACGATAAATCAAGATATGTTTGGTGGACAGGACATCAACCAGGTGGTGCTAATTGGGGTACTGCTGCTGCAGGTTTAACTTTTACGCAATTAAATAGTAACTTTACTGCATCTCTATCTGCTGGTGCAGATGGTACAATCGGTAATGCAGATATTATTGCAGGATATAATCAATTTGCAAATCCTGATTCAGTAGACATTGGTCTAGTTATTTCTGGTCCAGGTAATCAAACAACAGTTACAAGTCTGATTTCTTTAGTAGAAAGTCGTGGAGATGCTGTATTATTCGTCTCTCCAACTAAAGCAACCGCTGTAGATAACGCAGGAGATGAGGTAGCTGATATTGTTGCATACCGTGACAATCTAACTTCATCATCGTATGTTGTTATGGATTGCGGATGGAAATATCAGTACGATAAGTATAATGACGTATATCGTTGGATACCACTAAATGGTGATATTGCAGGTTTATGTGCTCGTACAGATTTAGAACGTGATCCTTGGTATTCTCCAGGTGGTTTCTCACGTGGTCAGATCCGTAACAGTATCAAACTAGCATGGAATCCAACACAAACAGAACGTGATGATTTATATGTTAAAGGTATAAATCCAGTTGTTACTTTCCCAGGTGAAGGCACAGTTCTATTTGGCGACAAGACTATGTTAAGTAAGCCTTCGGCGTTTGACCGTATTAATGTTCGTAGACTATTCATTACACTAGAAAAAACTATTGCCCGTGCTTCAAGATCGTCATTGTTTGAATTCAATGACCAGTTTACAAGAGCTCAATTTGTTTCTATCGTAGAACCATTCTTGCGTGATGTGCAAGGTCGTCGTGGAATTACAGATTTCCGTGTAGTTTGTGACGAAACAAATAACACCGCAGAGGTAATTGATAAAAACGAATTCCGTGGTGATATCTATATCAAACCGGCACGTTCAATTAACTTTATCCAACTAAACTTTGTTGCGGTTCGTACAGGCGTAAGCTTTGAAGAAATCGTTGGCAGATTCTAATAAATAAGAGAAACAGGAGAAACTAAATGGCATTTTCAGTAAATGAATTCCGCTCTCAAATGCAAGGGGACGGAGCACGTCCTAATCTATTTGAAGTCGCTATGCCCTTCCCAACTTTTTCATTACCAGCGAACGCACAAACTAAATTAACTTTTATGTGCAAGACGGCGCAGTTACCAGGTTCCACTATTGGTACTGTGCCTGTTCAATATTTTGGACGTGAATTAAAGTTTGCAGGTAATAGAAGCTTTGCAGATTGGACAATTTCTATCATCAATGATGAAGATTTTGTTATTCGTAACGCATTTGAAAGATGGATGAACGGAATTAACAGTCACAACTTAAACGTAAGAAACCCAGCAGCACTTTTGTTAAGTTCTTACACAGTTGATGCTGACGTTAAACAGTTTGGTAAACGTGGTAACGAATTAAAGAAATATAAATTCATCGGTGCTTTCCCAACAGATGTATCACCAATCGACGTTGATTGGGGTTCAAATGATGCAATTGAGGAATTTACAGTAACTCTATCATATCAATGGTGGGAATCCATTGAAGATGGCGTGGTCTAAAAGGGAGTAGGGGATTTTTCCCTATTCTCTCTTTTTATAGAATGAGAGGTACCTAAAATCGCAATCAAACTTTTCGGATTCACCCTAGGTAAATCTGACATTGTTCAGGAACAAAAACCTGAACAACCGTCGTTTACTCTACCTACTTCTGCGCTTGATGATGGTGCAGTCACAGTCACTTCCAATGCTTATTATGGAACATATGTTGATTTAGAAGGTTCTGTTCGTAATGAACTAGAACTCATTACACGTTATCGTGAAATGGCTAATCATCCAGAATGTGAAATGGCAATTGATGAAATTGTTACAGAAG